ACACTTCGGAACTGTTACGTATTCCGCAGTGCGTATCATTCAAGATAGCTATTTTCATTCTTCAAAAAATTCCTCTAGATTAGAATCAGCTAATCTATTTTTCTTTTTAACTTTTTCTTTTTTAGTAAATTCTTTAATTTCAGTATCGTATATTTTAACTTTTTCAATACGATCTTTGAGTACATCAACAAAATGAGAAGCAACAATTCCGCCACCTTCTTCATCGCCTAGCATAATAAATGCTTCTACGCCTGATTGTGACATATATTTTTGTTTGATTTCTTGTTGTTTCTTTTCTTTTTGAATTCTTCTTAAGAAAGCATACCAAATGATTTGTGTAAAATAAGCAAACGCATTCGGCTTACCTGTTCTTGTTGTAGCATTAATGTTATAATTTTCTACAGCTTTAAGACAGTTTTCAACAGCATCCATTACCATTTCTTCTCTATAAGTGTAACGAATAAAGTTTGATTTATGAGAAAGATTTTCAGCAATTTTTAGAAAACACATTGCAATGTAATCAGGAACAATTGGTAATTCTGTGCCTTGTTCTTTAGCAAGGTTTACTGATTTTACATATTCCACAATAGCGAGAGAAAATTCACTATTATTCACATAATGTACATTCTTAGATCTTTTTGCCATAATCACTCCAATCAATTAATTATATTCTATCATAAAAATTAGCAAATGTAAACAACTTTTTTTTCATAATATTGCATTTTAGGGGTTTACATTCGCGCCAGATATGGTATAATAATAGAGTACCTTTTGTGGTGGGTGGAGATACTAGTGTAACTTGTCTTTATTATATTCTGCTAACGAAATTACTTTACCATTAGAATCGCCATCGTCAATCATATCATATTCAGTCGCGGTTTGCATTTCATCTAATTTTTTCATCCAATCGTCTAAAGAATAATGTTCTTTTTCATTAGCTGATTCTTTTATATCTCTTAAAGCTAATTTAAATTGTGTTTTTAATTCAATAGATGGTATACACATTGCTACAATATGCATAGTGTTTATTGATATAACATCTTGAACTTCATCTTTCATTATCATCCAAGGTCTAAAAGTATGATATTGGATATTTCGATTTATCTCTACTTTATGCAAACGTAAACAATCATTAACTAAGATCTCACCAGTTTCTTTACTATCTTCTGTATTCAAAAGCTTACAAATAATTTCTTCGCCATTAGTTAATTTAATTTGTCTTAGCATTACATTTTTACTTTGTACACGTTGCATTTAAATTTCTCATTTTTATATATCCTTAGTCTTTCCTCAGCATGAACTATGGCATAGTTTTTTCTTGATTTCCAGTGCAAGTCGTCTGCAATATCAAAGAGCTGCGTAGTCCTACCATCTTCTGATTTTCTAAGTCCACGGCCAATTGACTGCAAGACTTTAATTTGAGACTTGGATGGACTAGCAAAGATAATGTTATGAAGATTGCGAATATTAATCCCAGTACTAAAAGTCCCAAGACTAGCGACGATAATCGCATCTTTCTGGCCTTCTGTTATTTTTCTAATAGCTTCTCTATCTGAGGCTTCGGTATTACCTGAAACGAAGAATACCTTTCTATTTATATCAGCTTTAGATTCAATTAAATCAAATAAAACTTTACCATGCTTTTCAACAAATTGAAATAATACAAGCGTATTACCAGTTTGATCTAGTGCCAAGTTCCGTATAAAATTATTTCTTTTTTCATTCTTTACAATAAAATCAATTTCATCATGATATGTTTTACTACCGAAAACTTTTTTCGTTTCTTCATCATAATCAAGTACAACCATTAAAATATTTAAAGGTGCTAACGTGTCATTATCCTGCAATGTCTTGGTTGTAGTAACTTTAAACACCTTCCCAAAAAGTCCCTCGAGTACTAGCTGGTGGGTCTGAGTTCCATCAAGAGTGCCGGTAGTTCCAAAACGGTATGATGCTTTACGTGCTTTATTCATAATTGAAGTTAATGATTTAGATTTAAACCCATGACATTCATCGCCAAACACTACACCAAATTGTTCAAACCATGTTACTGGCAATTTGTAAATAGATTGCCAAGTACTAATAAAAACCCGTTCTTGTATATTTGTTTTTGGCTGGCCAGAATAAATCACATGGCATTCTTCGTTTGATATAAATGACTGGTCATGAGAAGAATAGTCTTCAAAATCAGAATACATTTGTCTTACTAATGATGTGGTTGGTACAATAACAAGAGCTTTCTGATCATGGTGTTCTAGAAACCATCTCATTATTACATAAATGATAAGTGATTTTCCTGATCCTGTAGGCGAAAGTAATACCGCTCTTTTACGTTTAATTCCTTCACATATAGCATCAAACTGATAATCACGAATTTTTATAGATTCACCTCTACTACGCAAGTCTAAGCTTTCGATGAAAGACATTATTTCTTTTGGATTTACTTCATTTACTTGGTGCGGATAGCCATACTCACTATCTTCATAATCTATTTCATAATTTCTTTTTTCACAAAATTCATTTACATATGGAAGTAAACCTAATGGCATTTCTTGAGATGCTTGATTAAATAATCTTATTTTACCATCCCACACTTTATTTCGATAGCTAGGCATGAATTTGTAGCCAGGCACAAAGAACGAGAAAAATTCTGAAAGTTCTGCACCTATACCATAATCACAACCTACCAACATAGTTGCTTCATTTTTCTTTTGAAGTATTAATTTATCCACCGGCTTCAAACTGCTTCCATTTTATTATGTTTCCAATTGTTTGATGTCTCCAGCGCAGTGTTTCTACTATTTCTTGCAAAGTTTCTACTAAGGTTTTGTAATAGGTTATTTTTTCTTCGCTTTGCTGAATATCTTTATCTGAATCATAATAATAATCCATATCACCTTTCATAACTTTTAATCCGTCAAATGGATCATAATCCCATCCTCTAGACTCTATTTCTTCTTGTGACATCTTTCCATTATAGTACAACCACTTTTCTTTTAAAAGTGTTTTTTGATTCATCTGCGCTTTTTTTAAATGAAGTTTTGCTAGAGAAAGCCATTGCAAATATTTAGCATGTAATTTTGCAGTATCTACTGATGACTTATCTAATTGTGACTGATTAATAACACTATCATTTTGCCACTCACTCAATACATTTTCTATATTTAACAATCAATGCTCCATCATATATCAACATGAACATTTGAAAATGTAGGACGCTCAATATCCTTTAACATGTTTTCAAGCTTATCAATATTTTTCTGATCCATGTAATATTTATCTAAATTAAAATGGCCAGTTTCATGCAACTTTTGAAAATCCCAAATGTTATAGAATAACCATTTCAAAGCTAAGTTTAATATTGTAACATCTGAACTTCTATAGAAATCTTCATAGGATAAATGTACAAATCTAGGTTTATAGCGATGTAAAATTTTCCATGTTTCAGCATTTAAATATCTAGCATATTTTTCTTGATCAACTAAATAATCTAAATCCATTCTTTTAGGCTTAAATTTTTCTGGATCAAATGTTTTTACATCTTCAAATTCTTTCAACTTCGCTTGTTGTGTGTACCAAAGAGAAGTAAGACGTTCAACAGATTTTCTTCTTGTAAGCAATAATATACTTGAATGAAACTCGTTCGTTTGTTTAGTAATAGAATCTACTAACTCTAACGGAATGTCTTCTAATAATGTTCGGTGACTAGCTCTATAAGATAAAATAACTTTTACAACATAATCTAATTTTTCACGATTATTATCTTTTAAAAATTGATTTGTTACGTCCCAAAACAAACCGTCTTTACCAAAAAGATTATATCTTTCAGCTTCTTCGTTTACAATATATCCTAAAGATTTAACAGCTTCAATAAGACGATCATAGTCAACATAAATTTTATGGCCGTTGTAAAACCATTTAATTAATGATTTACTGCCAGTTCGTTTATTTGCAAATAAAATTAACAAAGCTAAGAGCATCCAGCCCATTGCGGCGTGACCGGATGGAAAAGCATCAAATCCTGTTATTCCTTGCGGTAAATACCATGGAGTGAATTGTGAATATGCCGCATCAAGCTCTCTGAAACGAACTCTTCCCCAAATATATTTTATCGCTTGAATACATATTACATATCCAAACAAAG